GAATCAACAGTATAGTGATGGTAGTTTATCAATACAAAATAGTAATTTTAGAACAAATGCTATTTTAAAATTTAAAGATTTATTCCCAACAGCATTAACTTCTTTGGAGTTTGATACTGGAGTTACGGATATCCAATACTTTACAGCACAAGTAACTTTTAAATATTTGGTGTATAATATAGTAGCAGCAGACGGTAGAACCAGACTATAGTATGAATCTTGAACAAATTCAGGAGATGTGGCAGAAAGATTCTGTTATTGATCCTGATAACTTACATGATGAATCTTTAAAAATTCCACAATTACATTCAAAGTATTATACAGTTTATAATACTGTTACTTTGTTGCGTGAAAAAGCAAGAGATCAATATAGCAAAATAAAATTAGAAAGATATAATTTCTACACTGGAAAGGCACCAGCAGAGGCATATGTAGAAGAACCATTTCCGTATAAGGTTAGGGAAAAGGACGCAATACAAAGGCATTTAGATGCTGATGATAGATTAACTAAGATTGATCTTAAGATAAGATATTATGATGCGACTCTAAAATTCTTAGAAGAAATTATTAGAAACGTATCTAACAGGACATACCAAATTAAGAATGCTATAGAATGGAATAGATTCCAAGCAGGAATGTAATAAATAATTTTTTAAAACTGTGAGGCTTGGAGTCGAACCAAGAAGATCTACCACGCTAATGATTGATCGGCAGTTAAACGGACTGCTGTGTTTACCAATTTCACCACCTCACAAAGAATCCCTAATCAGGGATTGCTTGCATGATACGTGTGACTCCTATCCCACCACCTGATCTAGGAAAGAAATCAAACTCTAAGAACTCTTCTAGTTCTTTCTCAACTCTTTCCTTACCAAATAATTTGTAAAGTAGATTAGCATATTCACCATCAGAGATAGTATGGAATGTTTCACGCATCTGTTCTTTATCAGTACTACGTTCAGCAGATCCGATAGTTTCCATACCATTAAGAATTACATCAATTTTCCTACTGGTCTTACCATCATCGTTCCTAGACATATTCCAGAAGGGTGATGTAAATTCAGGGAAGTCTGTAATCATACCATGTCCAATCTTCTCTTCATGTTCATGTTCAAGTTCTTTTGCATTGAACATATTACCCCAATCATCATAAGTCTCAATTTCTAATTCAGGTAATCCAAGATGTTCACATAATTCAATCTCCATCTTCTTAAGTTCTTCTACACCTCCATGCATCTCAAACTCAAACATGGGGAAGATTACTTCATGTCTTCCTTCTACAGGATTTGGTTCCTGCCTATAAGAAGTTGAGACACAAAAAAACCCTGGTGCTTCAGGGTTCTTGAGTAATTCATATTCCAGCCACATTTGGCCAGTCTGTGGTAATGGCCATATCTCTCCATTATATTCATAAGTTGCTACTGTTTCTGGATCTTCACAAGCAGCAAGTATACTTAAACGATTCTGAGTATGGACTTCTAAAAAACCTCTAGCCAAAAAAAATGACCTTAATAGGTCAAGTGTTTTGGTATATTTTTTTGGGTCGATCAGTGCAGTCATTATTTTTAGACAAAACTAATTTATTTAGTTATAATATTTTTTACCACCCCTCATTCTACCACTTCCTTTAGCATCTGAAAACTTTATACCATGTTTTCTGCTATCTGACGTAACCGCCTCGGATCGTTTCTTTGCTTTAGCTGCTTTTGCCTTCTTATAAAAAGTGTGGAATTTCTCACTTTCCTTTGCTCCGATACTATAATCTCTTTCAAGAACTACTTCCTCTTGCTGAATACTAGGAAATTTTTTTGCTACTGCTGCCTTAACCTTTGCCTGTTTTTCTGGTGAAGCATGTGCTGCAGCCATTGCTAATGCATTACGAGCATGTTTCTTATCAGGGATAGGATAAGCACCTCTTTGCTTACCTTTTGGGCCTTCACCTTTACCAGGAAATACAAAATCTTTATTAGGAAGTGCTCTTCTTTCAGCAGCATTTAAATCTTTTTCAAGAACTACCTCACCTTCTGGTTGATGTTCTGCTGCTAATGCTGCATAAGGAACTGCTTTTCTATTCTTAATTTTCTTTTTCTCTACTGCATCCTTATGTCTCTTGACACCTTTCTTTACAGCATCACCAATACCTTCAACTACAACAGGTTCCTTATGCATCTTTTTACTCCCAATTTTCTTTTTAAGTTTTTCGTAAGATGATTCATTCACATCTACATTACCTTCACTAGTTTTCTTATGTAAAGTTTTATACCTTTCATTTCTTGCAGAACTAGTCCTCTTTAGTTCCTTATCCCTAGTTTTATAACTTGCTTCCTCATTTTGATACTTCTTATACTTCTTATCAGTACCAGGTTTGTAATGTGGTTTGTCACCTTTATTTTTCTGTGACCACATGATAGCAAACATATCAGACTTACTACCTTTAAACCTACCCTCTTTACGTGCCTTATCAAAAGCAGCAGCAGTGCCACCTTTCTTTACACCCTTCTCCTTATCACCTTTAGTGTGACCAAATCCTGGTGGTGCTACTTCATTTATCGTCATAATCCTCCTCCATGTGACACGCTAAACGATGTTGTTCTTTAAGGTAAGCATATTGATTTGCTTCCTTAATCCTATCCTCAATTTCTTCTTTAATCCTTTCGATCAAAGTCATGAATATTCTCCGATCCCCCTATAGAAAAAGGATTGTATTTACTAGTGGCAATCTTATACATTTTTTCATGTATAGTCTTAATGTTTTCTATATCATCACTTTCATCTTGTGGTTCAACTGAACTAGGTGCTAAATCCATTTCTTCATCAGGGTCATATTTGTAGTTAGGATCAAACCACTCATCATAAGGCACTACATCGGGTGCTGGATAAGTCATTAATCACTTCCTCTGTTACTATATCTATCAGAATACCTACCATCAGATGCCTTTTCAGTAGGATCTCTGTGATCTTCCTTAGCTCTCTTTGCTCTAATTGCAGCATTCTTTTTCTTTTGAGCAGCAGATGGTTCAGGCATCTTGTCACCCTTGGTCATAACTGCAGAACCATATTTGTCTTTAAGTTTACCAAGTACATAATTAAATGCTTTGTCTTCTTTCATACCTTTTGTTTTTACTCCACGACTTTTATAGTGTTTCTGCATTCTATCACGATGAGTTGCAGCATGTCCCTTAAAGGCAACATCAGTAGCACTATGACGCTTATTTCTATCTGTCCTTACACCTTTATTGACTGACAAGGTATGCACATCTGTTTCATGATTTTTACGTTTTTTATCACTATTACCCTTACCATACTTTACATCATCAACTTTTGCTTCATCAACTTTTACGCAATTATCAACAGTTTTACCACCTTTCTTCTTAGTTCCTTTAAGACTATATCCATCCCAACATGCTTTACCATCAAGACCTTTCTTTTTTCCTTCAGTCATTTCCTCTCTCCAATTAGAAAGAGATTCCTGCTTTACTGTTATATTTTTCATGGAACGGATTAATCGTCTTTATTATTTAGAATACCTTCTTTTATCATCTTTGAAAGTTCTGATGTAGAACCAACAAATAATGCGTTATTTGTAACGTTACTTGGACCTTTAGGTTTATCTTCATCCAAATCTTTCATTTTCTTCTGAAGATCTGCTAATTTATCCGTAATATCTGCAGTTGACTTTAATACTTGACCAGCAACTTCATATGCTCTAGGACTTGCACTTTCACCAGCAAGTTCCATAACTCCATTTAAAGTTTCCTGTCCTTTCTCTATTAGTGAATATAACTGTGCTCTTGCATACTTATAATCCTTTTCAGCATCATCAGTAATATCGGGCAGCGTATCCTTTCTTCGGACACAACCACCCTCATTAACTTGCTGAACTTCTATTTCAGTGTTAAATGTATCATTCAAATCGTCATAATTATCTTTCATGGTATTAACAGTTCCAAGCTCTTAATGATTTAGATAATCTATCATCTCCAGTATTGTTGGAAGGTTTCTGTCTCTTCCTCATACCTTTCATCCTCGCACAAAAAGACGCTCTACGCTTGTTGCCAACTTTCTTTGAAGGAGCTTTAAGGTCACTTCCTGGATTCTCTTTCTCGTAGGACTTTCTTCCTTTTTCATTTAAACCTCCTGATTTGTTTTGACCTTCTTTCTTTGTCCAAGCAGCACCTTCATCAACATTTAATGTTTTTGGATAATCTTTATCACCTGGTTTTGCTGGTTTTTCACCACGCTTTCTTTTAGCATGGATATTATCCCAAAGACCTTTTTTCGTACCTTCCTTTACACAATTAGGAACTTCCTTACCATCCTTCTTCTTAGTTCCTTTTGCCTTATATCCATCCCAACATTTATCAGCACCAACATTTTTACGTGCTTGTTTTAAACCTTCGGAAAATTCGTTGAATGTTTTCATTAGATGTCTACCTTTCTAGTTGGACTGTATTCTTTTCCATCACCATAGAAAGTCGAAGTTTCTGTGAATCCAAAATCGTCACCTGGTGGGATTAATGGATCATCATACTGATCAATTACTGTATCTTCATTATAATCTTTTTTAGCTGCTGCTTTTACACTATATCTTTGCATGCGTTTTGCTGTTTGCGTATTACTATCAGAATAGTAATCAACTTGAACCTTACGAATGAGACCCTCTGTAGAGTCTGCAATAGGTCCAAACATATAGGTCTTAGCAGTAAAATTTAAAGTGTAAATTAATGCTCTTCTGGTTTCAAAATTACCTTCATAATCGTCAGTAAATGTAATACTATCAAGCACCATAGGAACATCTCTTTTTTCTCCTATTGATTTTACTAAATCAATAGTTAATGTAAAACCTGGTTGAAAGAATGGTAAAATTTGTTCCAAGATTTGCATAGAATCATCTTGGAGTTTTGTAAGAATATTCAATTCAAATCCCAAGTTATATGGAACTGGCATGAAAACTTTCTTTAATTTACTACCTTCCTGTGCTTTAAATGTTTGAGAAATTCCTGATTTCCTAGAAGGATCATATTGAATATTATTAACTTCAAATGACATTCTAGGTAATGTTATTTGAACTGCCTTATTTAAATCTGGTTGTTGTTGAATTCTTGCTAGAAATTTTTGCTTCGGACCATATGAAATTGGTACTTTAATATCACTAATATCTTTTCCTGTAGCATCTTGATGTCTAACATGAACTTCATTAAAAAGAGTACCGAAAGCAATAACGGTTTTTCTTATTATTTCGTGATAAAAATAGGTTCCTAACATCAGAAATTACCAAAGGGATTTGATTCAGTGAAGTCTAAAATATCGTCGCCAAATGATTCAAACTCATCACCATCATTATATTTATCATTAGCATCATCAGAATTATATGAAGCAATTGAATATTCTGCACCAGAGGTTTTTCCAACAATAGTTTCGCCAACATAGAACCCTCGTATAGTTCCCCCAATACCAACATTACTTATTTGTAATATCTTACTATCTTGATCCCAAGATTTAACTCTTGCTTGAGTAAAGGATCTAGACCCTTCTATAACCTCATTAAATAAGAAAGTGCCAATACCAGCCAAAGAAGGTGGTGAAGCAACAGTTACATTTGGAGTGGAAACGTATCCACGACCTGGATTTCCAATATAGACTGATTTAACAACTTGATCAGATCCTGCTGTGCCTATAGATGCTATTCCAACAGCAGTTGTTCCAGCACCTGGTCCAGCAACTGTTACTGTTGGTTCCGTTCCATATCCAACACCACCATCAACAACGTTAAAGTTAATAACACCCTGATAAACAGTTTCAACAGAACAAGTTGCAGCAGCACCAGTTCCACCGCCACCAGAAATTGTAATAATTGGTGGAGTATTATAACCAGCACCAGCACTTGTCAATAATATCTTTTCAATAGATGTAATATTTGCTCTAGTTGTTAGAATACCAACTGCTCTTGCTGGTGTATTTGAAGGAGAATCTGTAAATGTTATTATTGGTGGAGAAGTAAATCCTGATCCATCATTATTGAGGAATATTTCTCTAACGTATCCAGTACCAATAGATGCTGCTACTTCAGCAGTCCTTCCTAAACCAACTAATGTTAATGTGGAAATATAACCATCGTCCTGAACTTGAGTATCGATAATATCAATAGAAGTATCAATAATTTCATCCTCATATTCAAAGAGTTCACATTTAAGTTGATAAACGTAATTCTTACCTAACTGATAAAATGGATCTTCATGTTCTACAAATTTAACTTCAAATAATCTTTCACCTAAAGGAAAATATACTAAATCACCTTCTCTAGGTCTAGTAGCAAGTACAATTTCTTCATTACCTCCAGGACCATCATCTAATCCTGCCATAAATGGTGCTATGAAATCTTCAAATCTTTCTTTTGAAATAGTAAGAGTAACTTCATCTCTTATACTCATTCCAAATTTAGTCAGTACATCTCCTTGCCCACCATATCCTTCATAGGTGTTGACATATGCTTCTATAGCAAAATTATCATCAAATTTAGAAGATTGAACCTCTTCTATAATTGATTTTGTATTTACATATTTTCTTGGAATATAAGTTACTTCAACACCGTAAATTTTTAGATGCTCGTTTATGAGATCCTGTGTTAATCTTTGTTCTGAAGATGTTCCTTGTAGGAAAAATGGATTAAGTGCCATGTGTTATTAACCCACAAAATCATAAGGAGGTAATTCGTATTCAGATGCCATTCTTGATCTGAGACCTTCAATCTCCCTTTCAGCATCATCAAAAATTTCTCTACCGTTAAGTTCTATACCACCTGGTAACTTAACTCCACGGAATTTAATTAAATTCTGTCCCCACTGTCTCTTTATGAGAGCAGTGAGATACTGTTTTAAGAATACATCATTATAAACTTGAGTAAAGGATGCTGGATCTAATGCTCTATAACAATCAAGAATTAACCAATTATCAAGAGATTCTGCACCCCAATCTATATCCAAATATAGTCTATCTTGTCTCTTATTAAATCTTACTTGTTTATCAGTTGTTAGTAGGAAATCAATATCTTCTAGATATGATTTAACCATAGCATACTGTAGCAATTCAACTGAATTAAAATTGTAAAGATCATTCAAGAATAACTGATATTTAATACTAAACATGCCACCTGATATGGTGCTAGTATCAAATTTAAAAATCTTTTCTATACCAACTACAGAATCTGGAACTTGTATAAAGTTTGAAGTTTCATACCAAGAACTTGTAGTTGTTCCATAACCTGATATGTTTGTAGAAGTAGCAGTCGTAGTTACAATACCAACTCCATCAGTATCTTTTGCTCTACCCCTATCAAGATCTTCTTGAGTAATCTTATACTTAAGAAACATCCTTTCAACACCATCAAAATGTCTCTCATTAAAAAGTTGTATAGCATCATCAACCGCATCATCTATTTGATCATCATCAACGTTAATTTCCAACACAGGAGCACCCAGCTTCCTTAAGCAGTAATCTATGAGTTGTTGTCTACTTGCTGGTTTTGCCATATCCTCTAATCAGTTTTCCTAGTCTTTTTGAGTTTTTGAATTTCTTCTTGTAAGGAAATTATTTCCTGTTGAAGATTTTTTTCTTCCTCTTCAAAATCATTTTTTAAAGTTTGTAATTTTGCTTCCAAAAGTACATTTTGATTTAATGATTGTGCCAATTTACCATTATATAAACTCACAAGAACATTAACATCAACGTCACCATTATTATTTTGTTGTTGCATGATATTTTAAAGTTAGAAAGTACCCCCATCAAGTGTTGAAGACCAGTGAGGCTTATTAGTATATATCACAGAAACTGATGATGGAATTACTGATAGATTCTCAACCGAACCATTTTGACCTTCTCTTCTAATATTGTAAGTATTAGTAAATGTTCCTTCAACACCAACAACATCAATTGAATTTGAATTGGATACTGCACTCTCAACAACACCATAAGCACCGCTAGTGTCTTGTCTAACAACATCACCAATAGAAAGAGTCACATTACTTGGTAATGCAAGAGTATTCTTAGTGACAGCAGTTAAGATCTGCTTAGATGTTAGTATAGGGGTGGCTGGATTATTAGTTGAAGTCTGTAAACCATTCTCATCAAAGTAAACTGCACCATTAGCATTATAATCAGCAGTCTGATAATAAATTCCTTTAATGTCTAGGAATCCTCTAGTACCAGATACTGTATTACTTGCTGTACCTGCATCTGGAACGTATGTCCAAGATCTTGCAGGAGCATTACTTCCACTATTTGTATCTGCATCTACATAACCAAAGAAACCAGTTTTGTTGTTTCCAGTTCCAATACCAGTATTATACTTAAATGCTATACCACGATCAGTATTAGTATCGTAAGCATGAGTAATTGTTAGTTCTGTAGTTGTTGTAATACCAGCAGTAGTTGATCCCTCAATAGTGATAACTTTATTGGTAGTATTAACTTCAGTAACTGTTGTTAATCCACTATTTGGAAGTGAAGCATTTCCACTTACAATATCACCAGTATTAATACCAACAACAGAATCAATTGTAATTGTACTAACACCAGTTGTAGCTGGAGCAGTAACTACTCTAGAACTGGTAACATCACCAATAACAAATATTGGATCATTAACTGTTACAGCAGTTGAGTTAACTGAAGTTGTTGTACCATCAACTTGCAAGTTACCTTTAACAATAACATCACCCTGATTACTTAATCCATCGGGGAATGGATCAATAAACAACTTATCACCACTACCACTAACAGATGAAATTACATTATTTTCAATCCTAACTTTACCAAAAACAGAATCAGCAGATACATTCAACTTAGTGTT